TGCTTATACTAGTGTCTCTCAAATAGCACTTAAGCCAATAACGAATCATGTCAATAATCCTATGCAGACGTTTGTAGAAGTTCCTGAGTATATGCGGGCTATAATTCGCCGCGTTACTGAATTTTATTTTCGACGTGCATATGGTTTGGTATCTATTGATTGTAAAGTTGGTTCATTAAAAGAGTTGTGTCTTAAAAGATTAGCATGGGATAAAATTATATATGAGAAGGTTGCTGAATGTGAGCAAGTCATTTTTACCACTAATGATGTAAGTCCTGCGAAATTAACGAGGCTATATAGAGAGTTTAATGTTGATGGAGCTATGCGTGGATCGTCTTTTGCTATAATTCGTCATTTAGTTGGTCCTGCTCTTCGACGATTAGAATCATCTTTACAATGTGATAGCAGGGTTGGTACCATGAAGTTTCAGTATAGTCCAAAAAATTTGTTTGAATATATTAAGACTGGAACTTCAGGTGGTATTCTTCGTGGGGCTTCAAGTTCAGTAGAAATAGATGGTACTCCTATTAAATTAAAAAATTCTGGAGAAAAATATTTTCATATTGAAGCTTCTATGCGAGAATTTCATCGATTTATTATTAATACCAGTAAAGGCATTTTTTATTATTTTCTTCCTTTATGTGTTACTAAGTTAAAACAAGAATTTCGTTTTTTGTATGCAAAGAAAACTGAAGAAATGCCTATGGCGGAAAAGAAGACTCGAGAGTTTTTTATACCGGATGTTTTGATGGTTTTTTTGAGTACGCTATTGTTTGCATTGAGAATGATATTTGAGCGAGGTGATGTTATTCGTATTGGTATGAAGAATTGGCATGGTGGTGCGTGGGAGCTTGCGAAGTTTATGAATTATGATAACGATGATCTTTTTTGGGTAGATGGTGATATAGAGGGTTTAGATAAAAAGATTAAAGATTGGCAATTATATCTCTATATTATATCAGGGTCTCGTTATTATGATTGGAAGAATATGAATAGGAGTCAAGCGCAAATGGTTCGATATTTAATAAAAGTTCTTGCTTATCATATTTCTAATAAAGTTGTTCTTCATGCAGGTGGTTTTTGGCGATTTATGCGCGGTATTATGTATTCTGGAGGTAAAGAAACTTCCCATGGGGATAGTTGGATTATGGCTCTTATTTTTAATATGTATATTCAATGGATAATTACTCGTTATCCATATTTAGCAGGTCTTTTAAATGAATTAATGGATAAAGGTTTTTTACGTATTTGTGTTTATGGTGACGATCATATTTGGTGTTGCCCTAAATCTTTGCGTCATATTGTGAACGTTAATTCATGGGCTTATTTCTTAGATAGCGTTTGTGATATGATTCTTCGTGATTATAAAGAGTATGATAGTTTTGTTTCTATTCCTAATTTACAAACAGGTGGTTTATCTTATGTTGGTCCGAAGTTTTTGAAAAGATATTTTATAGAAAATAAAGTGGATGATACCTTGCCACCAATTTTGCCCTACAAACCTGTTTTCGAATCTATGATGAAAATGTTTACATCGCCAGAGACTTATCCTGAGATATATGTTCTTAAAGCTATTGGAGCTGCATGGGATTTCATGGGTACTAATCCTTTAGGGCATGATATGGTTTCTTTTTTCTATGATGCTCTTTTAGTTGGCAGACTTCGTACTCCTTTGGAGATGCTGCATGATGCGTTATTAAATCCCCATACTGCTATGAAAATTAATAAAATGATAATGACATCTGGGTTATCAGCAGAGCAAATGTTTGTTAAACTTCCTACCATCAATTCCTTGAGACAGCGTCATACGTATGATAGAGAGTACTGTAAATTCGGGCATAAAGCCGATTGGTCCTTTAAATTAGTTACCTTGAAACAGACACCTCGATTGTATATGATGGAGGATTTTTAGGTCAGGCCATTACCTTAGGCAAAAAAAAAAAAAAAACACGCGTC